GTGAAGTCACTTGAAGCTCTAGCTGTGAGACGCCGAGATGCTCATCTCACCACCTTCGTTAAGGCGGAGAAGATTAACTTTACCAAGAAGCCTGATCCAGCTCCACGGGTAATCCAGCCCCGCAATGTTAGATATAATGTAGAGGTAGGAAGGTTTTTAAGGCCATTCGAACATCACCTTTACAGAGCTATCGACAATGTTTGGGGTGGACCAACTGTTATCAAGGGATACACCGTGGAGCAAATTGGAGACATTATTTACAGTGCTTGGTCTCAATTCAAAAATCCGGTTGCTATTGGATTTGATATGAAAAGATTTGACCAGCATGTGTCTGTGGAAGCATTGCAGTGGGAGCATCAAGTGTATCTTGATGCGTTCTCACATGATCCTTATCTCTCTAAATTGCTGTCTTGGCAACTGGAGAATAAGGGTTGGGGTAGAGCAAGCGATGGGGCGATAAAGTACAAGGTCAACGGTTGTCGGATGAGCGGTGACATGAACACTGCTATGGGTAACTGTCTTCTCAGTTGCGCTATTGTGTACAACTTCGTCAAAGAGCATGGGTTGAAAGCTAGATTGATCAACAATGGTGATGATTGCGTCTTGATTTTAGATCGAGAATGTGCTGGGACGGTAAGGTCCAATCTTGTAAAGCACTGGCTAAAGTTCGGGTTTCAATGTGAGCTCGAGTGTGACGCAGACATCATCGAAAAAGTTGAATTTTGTCAGATGCAACCAGTCTTTGTCGATGGTAAATACATAATGGTGCGTAACCCCCTGGTTACAATGAGTAAGGATAGTTATTCCATTGGGCCCTGGAATGGAGTTGACCATGCCCGCAAATGGTGTCGAGCAGTTGGTGAATGTGGGATGGCACTCACTGGAGGAGTGCCCGTTTGCCAATCTTACTATCAGTGCTTGATTAACAACACCAGCGGAGTGGATTGTCGTCGTTTGCTCAAAGATGTCAGCTTTGCTTCAGGATTCCGTGAATTGGCTCGGCTAGGAAATCGCCGGTACATGAAGGTTTCGCAACGTAGCCGTTTCAGCTTTTA